GAAAACACACCGCAAAGGGCTAGAAGCCTAACCCTTTAAGTTGTGCTATCGCTATAGATAATCTGATGTTACACCAGTAGTTGCAAGAAGATAACCTTCAAGCTCCCATAGCTTATTTGTTGCTGCCTGCAAGCAACGTTCTTTTGCGTACTTCTTGCCAAGTTCAAAATCAAAGTTGTTAGGATCAACGCAAGCTGATTCACCGTAAGCAACTTGAAATCCGTTAGGTAAGAACGCCCAGCAGCCAGTTACTGTGGTTTCTTCTACGCGGGCAAACTTGAACTCAAGCGAATTAATCATTGATTGAATATGTTCGAATGCAACCTTGTTAGGCTTTTCTTTGTATTCTGTGTAGCCATCATCAAAGACATGCTTAGGCGACCAAGAGACATACTCATCTTCCGTGCCGCAGTTGTAAACCACAAGATAACCTTCATCTTCTGTATTTTCATCAAATGGAACATCCCATCCGCGCACGTCATTGTATATGCCGCGAGACATCGGAAGTGCGTAAACCTGCTTGTGGCAATTGAATAAAGGCATTAAGACTTGGCTCATGCTTTTATTCTTAATGCATTCTTTGATATTTACGCCAGTACTCATTTATATTACTCCGTTGTTGTCCTATCCAATAGGGTTATTAAACACCTAAAGGATAGAACATCACATAAACACGTTAAAGTGGAATCTGGTCAAGAGCTTGGCTCATCTGCTGGATGGTTCCCAGATTATTGCGAATCGTCTCTTGGTCCTTTGACTCCGTCTCTGAAAGAATCTTAGCAGTTTCGGCTTGAGCTTTCCCATCCTTCACATCCATCGATGCGATCTCACGTTGCTTGCGTGCCGCTTCTGCTTGCTTGTTGGCTGCTTCGGCTTCTTTGGTAGTTACCTCTGCATTCATCAAGCGATTCTGCATTTCTTGTTGCGCTGCTGCTGCTTGAGCTTGCTGCTGTGCTTGCGCCTGCTCTTCTGGCGTCATCTGCTCAGCCGGCTTACTTACGCCTAGCGCGCCGCGTACTCGGTCTAGGTATTCTGTCTTGTTCGGTATATCCATCAGCTCAAGGATCATATCAATGACAGACATCTGAACTTGAGGTGGTAGGTTCTGCGTAACCATTGTTAGCTGCTGTGCCATCTGTGCGCGGAACGTAGGTGTTTGCTGAATCGGTGCAAGTGCTACATGACTGCGTAACTTAGAGATGTCGTTAGTCAGTGCTGGCTTGCCTTCAATCTCTGCATTGATGATCACCTGCTTACGCTTGCTCTTGTCTTCTTTGAACACGGTTACCTTGATGTTCTTCTTCTTCTTCATGTCTTCGTAGATGTAAAGCATCAGAAGTCTGCCAAGCATTAAGCGCCCGTAACGGTAGTTGTCATTGATTTCAGCTAGCGTTGTTGCGCCCTGCTCGATTAGGCTGTTGATTGCGGTACCGCTTTGGCCGCTCTTGCCTTCGCCTAGCATTGCAGAGTAAACGCCACCGGTTTGCTCGATAAGTTCTCGACTATCCATTGCGAGCTGGAATTGCTGCGTGCCTATCTCAGCATTGCTTTGAACTTGGAACGCTTCGTTTATGGTGTTCTTGTTTCGTCGGCTTGGGTTGAGAGTAATCATACCGTCAACCTTTGAAACTTCCTCTTTCACTTGGCGCTTGGTCAAGTTGGTAGCATCTTCATCCATCACAATGGTTTTGTGGTTGAGCGCTGACGTTAGCTTGCTGTAACGGAAGTTAACCGAGTCTTGCGGGCTCATCATGTCGGCGACCATGCCATAAGGCATACCGTTAGCATCACGACGATAGCCCCACATAGGAACCAGAGGAAACCAACCTTGAGGCGCACGACACGGCAAGTCACGCACTTTAGTAGGCCCAACAAACCACGCTTCACGGATTTGGCGAACTGGCGCAATACGGATCGTAGCTTTACCCGTCGCAACGAATGCATTGTGAATTCGGTTCGTGTTGTCATACTCTTCCATCCTTCCGTTTTCAAACTCTAGGAATGTGACGTTGTTAAACGTTGAGTAGTACACGGTTTGCATTAGGATTCGCTTGCGTCGAGTTTGTAGCCACTCGCTTTCTTTCCGTGAAAACTTCTGATAGTCAGCCCATGCAGCTTCATAGCCGAGGTTGTGCCCGTCCTTGCTGCTTACATCTGTATCGCCAATGTATGACTCCCAATCGTTATTGATTGAGCGCTGAAGAAGTTCCTTCTTGTCTGGGAACATATTGTAGGCTTCGTCGTAGTCAATCCAGCGACGACGAAGTAACCAACGACAATCTGATAGATCACGCTGCTTGCAGTTTGAATCCCAGAAAACCTCATCACGATGAACAAAGCGAATGCAGTAAGCCGACTGCATAGGGAATGGATTGCGATAAACCTCAACCCAGCCAATGCCTGACTTAATCATACTTGAGTATGCATCCGACTCGGCTATATCTGCATCAGCAAGTCGGCGCGCATCCTTGTAATGCTCATTAAGTGCATTTACCAAGTCTTCAATCGCATTACCTGGATCGTCTGCTGTGATGATAAGGTCGCTGCGTGTACGCGCTTCCATACCAAGTACGCCATTAATCACTGGCTTGATTAGGTTGAAGATAAGAGGAGGTTGACCTTTGCTCTCCATTTCCTTTTTAACTTCTGGTGGCAACTGCTCGCCGTCGTAATACTGACAGCACTTGTTAGCCGGAGTTCTCCAGTCCGGCTGTGCTTCAATATCTCCCATAAGGTCTGATAACTGCTTAGTGCTAAATTTACTCATCGTGTCATCCAATTGCCTGAACCGCCTTGTTTAACGCTTTCTTTCTCGCGTTTAATCTTAGCTGGTGCTTTGACTCTCATTCGTTGTGCAATCATGTGGCTCATGACCTGGTCATCTTTACCGCCAGCTTGAGCAGCTGCGCTGCCTCGATCGTTACGTACAAAGATATGATACTCAGCCATAGTACCAGCCCAACGGATGCCTGTATTCTGCCCTTCGAAGTTTAACTGCATGTCGGAGATAAGCATCTCTTTACTTGCTGCTGTCGTGTGCCAGCCTAATCGAAGTGTTTCTTCGTCATCCGTATCGCGGTCTATGTATTCCTCTGTGTAAATATAACCCAATGGGTACACTTCACGAAGTCTTTCAAGTGTCGCGTGGCCGTGGTTGTTTCGCTCAATACCAACATAGGCTTCATTGTACATCTTTCCAATGTGCGCAATAAGGTCACCAAAGCGCTTTGGTGACAGATGCCCGAACCAGTGCGCAACCTGTCGCCCTGTCTTTTTCTCTAGCACATCGACTGAAGAGTTATCGCCATGCTCTAGACCTTCTGCAACGTCAGCACCGATCACATACTCAAGCTCGTTGTCGTAATCAGGAAGCTCCCAAACCAATAAGTAACCTTGCGCTGTCTTGTTTGACTTCTCACCACTTTGTCCGTGAATGGCTTTCATGTCGACCTTGCTGTTTACTTTCTTGCGCTCACCTGTGATTGGGTTCATGTCATACACGATAAGAGGACGCTGCGTGCCACCATCGGCTGACAATAGGTCCATGTAGTCGAATACCTTGCGTCCTGAAGTAAGGAATGCTTCATTAGGCGTGCTAGGGAATTCTTGCTTCATCTTGTCTTTTTGCTGGCGCTCTTTGACGATGTACCACTGCTTACGCTCGTCAGGTATTGATTTGCCCACCGCCTTCTCTAGCGCTGCAAAGTATTGCTCTTGGTTCTTGGTAAGCTTAAGACCGCCATCAGGCAATGGCATTATGTAAGTAGGCTCATCCCACCAAGGGAAGAAGAAGAACTTGAAATCGATGTTGCTAAGTGGAAGCCCAGCTGCTTGCAGTTCCATAGCCTCTTGGCACATGTCAAAGTAATGCCCACTTGCACCTTCAGCTGTACTCTCGATAAACGCAACGTTACCAGGGTGAACCGCGTTAAGCGTACCGTCTACAACCTCATCAGCCTTATCTTCTCGCGTTGCACATATCTTTGCGAACTCAGATACGTGAAGTATTTGTACCGTACCAGAACGAAAGCCGGTTGATACTGTAATCATCGAGCCGTTGTAAAACTCCATACTATCTGCACTGATGCGCTTAACTGGCACAGCACGACGCAACCACTCGGGCAAGTTCTCGTATGGAAACTGTATCTTTGTGCGGAAGATTGCCTTTGCTTCCTTAAGGCCTTGCGCTACCACACCACAGTTAAGGTTTGCGTTGAACATAGCAGAGTCAAGAATGAATATCTGAATGGCAGTAGAGAAGCCGAGCTGTCGAGCTTTGAGGATGATATTAAAATACCACATCTGCGTGAATAGAAGGCGCTGGGCATCATTCATCTTGAACAGAACTTTCTTACCGCTCTTGTCGGTGATGTAGTAAAGGTTGTTTAGTCGCCACATTGCATCTCCAAGATGCGCCTTGATGTAGTCTTTCTTTTCCTCGTTACTCATCGATTCGATGTCTAACACTTCAACGTCTTGCGACATAAATACTCATCCCAATTAGTTATTAATGTGCAAATGTTGGAAAATCTACGGGGTAAATACCAACATTTGCGCATATTTATGTTAGTGAGGATAAACAGGTCTGTCTTTCTTCACTTGCTCAGGAGAAGCGAAGCCGACCGCATTAAGGTGATCGGTGATGCCGCGAAGTGTATCTTGCGACAATTCACCTTTGTCTAAGTATTCTTGTTTAACCAGGTATAGCGCTGTTGCCATAACCTCTACCACTTCGATAGCGTTGTTGGTTGCTTGCTCTAGGCAGTTGTAGCAATGGTATGTATTGCCGCTCTCGCCTTTATCGCCGCAGGTCTTAGCACCTTCAGTGGTGAATACTTGGTTCTTGCATTTGTCTGTCATTGCGTTGGTTCCTTGTATAGCTTGCATACAACATTCTCAAGTTTGCAAAGCAATAGAGCGTCGCTTTCTTTTTCGATGATTACCGAGTTGTTGCCCGCGTGATTAATCATTCTCAACATGCTCAGTTCTTGAGTTGAGATTGGAGGAAGGCCGTTAATGCTAAGTAGATGCTTAATAAGCTCGCACCTTCCGCCTGAGTTTCTTAGTTCTTCATTTCCGTAGTAGCTAACTTCCAGCAATTTAGGGAGAGCCTCCATTGCTGGGCCGGATATCTTCATTTCTATTTTCATAGCTAATCCTTCGTCAAAATGGAATGTCGTCGTCGAAGTCCATTGGTGGCTCGTTGTATTGCTGCTGTGGTGGTTGTTGCGGTGATTGCTGCGGCTGTTGAGGTTGACCCCATCCACCTTTTTGCTGCGGTTGCTGGCGTTGTTGTCCGCCTTGTGCGCTTCCTAGCATTTGCATGTTCTGAATAATGAACTTAGGTGTGTAACGGTCTTGACCGCTTTGGTCTTGCCATTTCTCTAGGTTGTACTCACAAGAGGCGTGAATTTGAGAGCCTTTACGAAGGTACTCACCGATAATTTCAGCCATCTTTCCAAATGCAGTTAGGCTAACCCAATTGGTAGTTTCAACCACTTGGTTGTCTTTCTTGTACTTCTTGCCTACTGCAATAGATAGCGAAGCAATAGCAAGACCGGATGGAGAGTAACGGATTTCTGGGTCATTACCCAATCGACCGATAAAGTTGCACTGGTTTAAATCGTTAGCCATTATTCTCAACCTCACCAGCTTTGATTGACAGGTAAAGCTCTGTGTATTCGCTATGGAACCCATCAGGGCGAGATTCTTCTAGCGACTCAAGGCGCTCATACATTGCAACAACTGCATTCTCAAGCATCTCGTTAGCGATAACTTCAACGTCACGGCTAGGATTCATCAGGTTAACGTTTACCAGCGTCACATCATCAAGCGAGCGAGTGAAGCCTTGTGATACAGCGTAACCAGCTACGGTCTTGGTTAGCTCTTGGTAATCAGCAACTGAATTGATTTCAGCTTCCATAGCTACAGGTACAGAATGAATTGCACCGCTGCCAGTACGGAAGGATACAAAGTATTGTGCTTTATGGGTTGTCATTGCTAGTCCTCTTGACTTGGTAGTTTTGGCATTGATGGCAAACCGTCGCGCTGTCCTTGGATATCGCGAACAACTTTGTCCAGGTCGCTGCCGTTGCTTGAGTTCTTAAGCGCCATCTCTTCGGCCTTAAGTTTCTGCTGTTCAGCTCTAAACTTGCGAGCTTGTTGCAGCAGTGTTTTAGTTTGCGCTCTTACACGCAATACGTTTTCACGTTCTTTAACCGTAGAAACAGCCATGAGCTCAATACTCTTAATGGTCTTCTCTACGTTTTCAATTCGGCCA